GCCTGGAAGAGTACATGAAGCGCGTTGTTGCCAAGTGCCCAAAGCAGGCGGGACCCATCGAGCCGGATGAATTCGTCTTGCTCTATGATGGACCCAAACGCAAAAGGTATGAGGCGGCAATGCGTAACATGGCTGATCGCGAGTTGGAACAGGCAGATTGGGATATCAATGTTTTCATCAAAGATGAAACCATTTGCTCTTGGAGCAAGGTGGACCCTGCCCCCCGCTTGATATCTCCCCGGTCTCCGGAGTATTGTCTTGAACTTGGTTGTTTTATTAAGCCCATCGAGCACTTGTTGTACAAAGCTGTGGCCAGGGTATGGGGTGAGACCACCATTGCCAAGGGGCTCAATTTCAACCAACGAGGAGAGCTAATCCAGCAGAAATGGGAGTCGTTCAACGAGCCTGTTGCTATTGGACTAGATGCTTCTCGATTTGATCAGCATGTTTCCGTGGATGCATTGAAGTATGAACATAAGTTCTATACCTCACTGTATCCAAGAAACAAGAAGTTACCATTTCTCCTATCGAAGCAACTGTTCAACTCCGGGAGGGCTTATATTGATGACAAGAGAATCGATTACGCTGTTCATGGTTCCAGAATGTCTGGTGACATGAATACCGCACTCGGTAATTGTCTGATCATGACCGCTCTTGTATTTGGATATTTGTCAGAAAGGGGAATCACTGGTAAGCTCATCAATGATGGTGATGATTGCGTTGTGATTGTTGAAAAACAGGATCTTGCCTTGTTTATGAATGGTCTCCCGGAGTGGTTTAAGGAGTTTGGCTTCACAATGAAGGTGGAGACTCCTGTGTTCGTTTTGGAGGAGATTGAGTTTTGCCAGTGCCATCCTGTTTTTAACGGCGAGAGCTACACCATGTGCAGGAACGTGCACAAAGCACTCTTCACTGATGTAGCTCACGTTGGTAAAACATGGAGGGAAGTGGTTGGTATCCGTGAGAGTGTCGCCATTGCTGGAGCTGTTTGGGCTAAGGGTATTCCAGTTCTCACTGACTTCTACAAGTCATTGAGGACCGGAGCGAAGAGTGTCATTCCTAGGAATTCTGGGACCTGGTGGAACTCACAAGGTTGCAGGACTGGGACAGATACTATTTCCCCCGCCGCTCGTTTATCATTTGAAAAAGCCTTCGGGCTTTCCCCAGATGAACAGATCGCGATAGAGGACATGTACTCCAGATTGCCTTCTTTACCTTTCTCTGACCCCAGTTGTATCTTACAATACGACCCTCATCTTCCAGCTGACGAGTATCCGATCTTAATAAGCGATCCACTCCAAATTCTATTATTTCCTTAAACTTGACATGGCGAAGCAAAACAAAGCCAAGAGTGTTAAGAAGGCCAAGAAGAATAAGCAACAACGGGTTCCGCGTGCACCGATGAACACGCACGCTACTGATGTCGCTCGTATTCTTCTTGATCCTTGCCATGCTGACATGCCGCGTTCTTATTACCCAGGTGAGTCTGGGTACATGTCTAGGTTCAGCAATGATATCAGCATTGTTGGAGCCGGAAACACGGCTAGCTACTTTGGTTTCCACCCGAACTCTGGTTGGACCATTGGGGCCAGTGTGGCAGCTGCTAATACAGCTATTAACCCGAATGACTTTGTTATCAACACCAACACCCCTGGATTTAATTTTCTTGCTGCCAATGCTTCCAAGGTGCGGGCTGTAGCGGCCTGTATCAACGTTATCCCATCAGCGCTCTCTATTACCAATATCACTGGTGATATCTCCGTTGGTATTATCAGTCCTGATGCCTTGAGGCAGCAGACTGCGGTAATACATACCATCGATCAACTTGGTCTGTACACCTCGGCTCGTACCGCGATCGAACGACGCGGATATGAGGTGAAGTGGAAACCAGGCTCCTTCGATGATAAGTATTCATCGTTCATTAATCCCACCGGAGTTATCACAGGTGGTAATGGTTCTGATCTGAGTGACACCACAGCTCTTCTTGTGTGCATTCGCGGTCTTCCTCTGGGAGCTGTGATTTCTCTCAGGATTACATGGGTTGTTGAATGGGTGCCTAAATTCAATTTAGGCCTCCCTCCAACTGCTGCTGTTAATCCCACTAGAGTCAACGCAGTTGCCGTCTCGGCCGCCCTTGACCACAAGAGGAGTGATTGGTGGCACAATTTGATGAACAACACCGGTAGAGTGTTGGGGAACGCCGCGACTGAGGTCGGTGGCGCTTTTGCTAGAGGAGCTATGGGAAAGGTTGAGTCTTACCTTGCAAGCACTGCCAGAAATATGTTAAATCCATCCACCCTCACAGCGGGTGCAGAGATGCTGATGCTGACACTGTAGGGTTCATCGCACATGTGTTGGGGAAGTAGACAGTACAGCATTGTAACACAGGCCGGAGTTAGAGCTGACTCTAGTGCACGTAATAAAGTTAAGCTCAGGGTAGGTGGAGACGTGGAACTGTCTAGATTCAAAACTATGTCGGAAACTGGGGATCTACGGCAAGATGTGCAGGGTCGGCCATCTCCCGTTAACAAGGATCACCACGAGAATGAATAGTTGTTGATGCAGACTGTGTCCATGTGGACCTTGGTTGGGTAGGCTAGCTCCAAAATCCTTCGGGTGGGGGGAGCGGTCACAAGCG